AAATAGATAAGCTATTAGATGCCATTAAAAACGCTTCTATTGACGAGTTGGTAATGATTGATGCGGTGGTAGATAAATACAAAGAAAACAAAGAGTGGTTTGTGGAGCACGCAAACGCTGAATTTTTAAAACTGGATTAAATATGACACTAAAAGAACTAAGACACGAACTAAATAAACACTATGAATTTGATATTGCAGAAAGAAACAGAAGTAGAGAGTATTCCTATGCTAGAAAGGTTTTTTGTAAAATGGCAAGAGAGCTAGGGTTTACATATCAAAGTATAGGGGATGAAGTTGGCTTGAAACACGAAGCTGCCTTGTATCATTCAAAAGATATTAAGGTTATAACCCAAAGAGATAAAAAAATATTTAATCAAGTTGTTAGAGATAATAAACTTAAAATAAAACTTTTTTATATATCTGGCGAAAAGAAACAAGAAGCGAAATACGAACCACAAATAAAAAAACCTACCACATACAAAGAAGCCTTAATAAATGATGTGTTAGATGTAATGAATAACTGGGATACGGACACCATAAACAACTTTATACATACAAGACTAACACCCTATGAGAGATTAAGAAAAACAACTAAGAAACGAGTAGAGATAGAAAAGGTAAAGGGAGCTAAACTAAACAACCCACTTAAAAGCCCAATGCTGTGTTAATAAGAACATTAATATATAAAAGTTAAATTATGAAAAAACAAGAATTAATTGAATCGGGATTTACAAAGGTTGAAGCAAGTGAATTTGGTCTTGACTTTATTTATTATGAATATAAAATAGATGATACTGATTTTACACTTATAAGTGCAACCGAAGAAGAAGCTAACCTTAATGGAGGTGATTACTATGTGCATATAGCGGATTATGAGTATTTAAAATTGAATAGTACACACAAAGTAAAACAATTTATAAACTATATAGAAAGCTTGTTGTAACAAAAAAATACAAAAATGTTTATATATTAGTATGAACAAAACCGAACAACATAAAAAAGCAATTATTGAAGCCTTAGAAAAATCACTAGGCGTTGTATCAACAGCTTGTAAAACGGTTGGGGTTGGAAGGACTACATTTTATGGGTGGTTAAAGGATGACCCTGAATTTGCACAACAGGTTGACGATATACAAAATATTGCATTAGACTTTGTTGAATCAAAGCTATTTGAAAACATAAAACAAGGTAAGACTAGCGAAATGATATTCTACTTAAAAACCAAAGGGAAGAAACGTGGATATATAGAACGCCAAGAAATTACTGGTGCTGATGGCACACCAACAAACTTTCAAATAGAAATAATTGGAAACACAAAGAGTAAAGACTAATGTAGTTTACGAACACTTACTAAATAGTCTAAATAAAATAGTTGTAGAGCAAGGGGGGACGAGAAGCGGTAAAACGTTTAACATCCTCCTTTTTCTAATTTTTGAATATTGCCTAAGACATCAAGGTAAAACAATAACGATTTGTAGAAAGACATTCCCTAGTGTTAGAGCAACCGTTATGCGAGACTTTATAACTATATTAAAACAATATGGATTATATAGAGAGGAAGACCACAACAAGTCAAATAGCGAGTATAGGCTAAATAGAAACCTAGTTGAATTTATAAGCGTTGACCAGCCACAAAAGATTAGAGGGCGAAAAAGGGATATACTATTTATCAACGAGGCAAACGAATTAGGATTTGAGGACTGGCAACAGTTAGTATTTAGAACACAGGAAAAGATAATACTAGACTACAACCCATCTGATGAATACCACTGGATATACGATAGGGTATTAAATAGAGAGGATGTGGAGTTCTACAAAACCACATACCTAGACAACCCATTTTTAGACCAAACCATTATTGACGAAATAGAACGTTTAAAAGAAACAGACGAACAGTATTGGCAAATATATGGACTAGGTGAAAAGGGTATAAGCAAAGCCACTATATTTAATTACATAGAAGTGCCACATATACCACACGATGCGGAGCTTGTAAGTTATGGAGCTGATGCGGGATATACTAATGACCCTAGTACCCTAGTAAGCGTTTACAAGAAAGACCACAACATCTACATCAAAGAACACCTATATAGAACTATGATGACCACAAGGGATATAAGCGACGTTCTAAAACAAGAGGTTACAAATAGAAGCCCTATTTATTTCGATGCAGCAGAGCCACGTTTAATAGACGAGCTTAGGCGTATGGGTCATAACATACAACCATCACTAAAAGGTAGGGATAGTATAAACGCAGGTATTGACTTATTAAAGCGTTTTAAGATACATATAACAAGCGACAGTGATAATGCTATACAAGAGTTTAGAAACTACAAATGGCAAGAGGATAGAACTGGTAAACTAACAAACAAACCAGTGGATAAAAATAACCATATTATAGATGCGGTTAGATACGCTACCTACTCAATAATGAGTAGACCAAATTTTGGTAAGTACGCAGTATATTAACCACTAAAATAATTTAAAAACGTTTATATATAAATATGAAAGTTAATCTTAGAATACCAAACTCATTAAATGAACTCACATTGGGTCAATATATTGAGTTCTCAAATTTAAACATAACTAAGGAATCAGAAGTACATTTACGAATGATTGAGATATTTTGTAAAATACCAAGAGAGGTTGTACGAAATATGAAGGCGGTTGACATTACAGACGTATGCTCTATCATTAATGGAATGTTTGACACTAAGCACCAATTATTGACTAGCTTTACTTTAAACAAAAAGGAGTATGGTTTTATTCCTAGTCTAGAAGATATGAGCTTTGGTGAGTATGTGGACTTAGATACGTTTATAGGAGATAACGATAATCTACATAGAGCAATGAATGTTTTATATAGACCAATAAAATTAAGACAAGGTAATAGATATACATTAGAAGATTACAACCCTGACACTAGTGAGGTTGCTAAAGACTATCCACTAGATGCGGTATTCGGTGCATTAGTTTTTTTTTACAATTTAGGCAAGGACTTATCGACAGCTATCCTGAACTCTTCGAGCAAGGAGAACGAGGCGAACTTAGTGCATTATCTGGCTTCACAGCAAAATGGGGATGGTACAATAGCATCTATGGAATCGCTAACGGAGATATTACAAAGTTTGAATATATCACCAAATTAAACATACACGAGTGTTTAACTTATTTAACATACACAAAAGAGAAAAACGAAATAGAGGCTAGACAAATTAAAAGTAAATTCAGATGATAGAAACTTTAAAACATTTATTTGGAACGTGTGGTGAAAGCCATATCAACCTAATAACAGCCACGTTGTTTTTCGTGTTATTAAACACAATTATAAAACAAACTAAAAAGCAATGCAATGAGTAATATAGGTATAAGAGGTTTTTATTTATTAACCGAAGCTATTAAAGAACAACTACTAAGCGACATAAACGTCAACACCGTAACAACTGGTGATATATACGACATTGACTTAAACAAGCAAAGTATATTCCCACTAAGTCATTTAATTGTAAATAGTGCAACAGCGGAAGAGCAAGTTTTAAGGATAAACGTTTCAGTGTTATCTATGGACTTAGTACAGGATAGTAAAAGAAAACCAGAAACACCAGATATATTTGTAGGCAACGATAATGAGCAAGACGTATTAAATACACAATTAGCTGTTTTAAATAAACTAGTTCAAGTTTTAAGAAAGGGTGATTTATACAATGATAAATACCAATTAGATGGAGACGCTACTTGTGAGCCTTTTTATGAAAGGTTTGAAAACAAGATGGCAGGGTGGACAGCTACTTTTGATGTATTAGTAAATAACGATATCACTATATGTTAGCAGATAAATTTGTAAGAGACGAGTTAAACAAGTTTGCTAAGTATGTTATCCAACAATCACGAAGCAATCTAACTAAGGGTGGTAAGAACGTATCTAAGGAACTATACAATAGTTTGGGATATGATTTAAAAAACACCAACAAGGGTTTTGGGTTGTCTTTTCAAATGCAAGATTACGGTAAATTCCAAGATAGAGGGGTTAGGGGCAAGAAGTCAAGTGCTAAAGCCCCAAACAGTCCATTTAAATTTGGAACTGGAAGTGGCACAAAAGGAGGTTTAACGAAAGGTATTGATAAATGGGTAAGACGAAAGGGAATACAGTTTAGAGATAAAAGAGGTCGTTTCCTTAGCTATGAATCAACTGCATATTTAATAACCAGGAGTATATATCAAAAGGGAATAAAATCAAGTATGTTTTTCACTAAGCCATTTATAGCTGCATTTAAAAGATTACCAGATGAATTGGTTGAAGCATACGCAATAGGATTAGAGAAACAAATACAAGTGAACTTAAATAAAAAATAATGGCAAAGATTAATGTTAGAAGTCCATACTATATTTATGATACGGTAGCAAATTTAACTACCGATAGAATAGATATATACATATATGATGGAACACAAACAACGGATAGACCGGCTACACCTACTTATTCGTTAACATCAAATGCAATAGATAGTAAAGTAACGTTTGAAATAAGCGAATTAGTAAAAGACTATTTCAATCAAAACTTTGATGGAGACTATCCTAGTGAGGCATTCTGGGTTGATTACGAGATATTTAGAAGCGTAGGTGGTGGTTCTTTTACTGGAGAAGGTATTGTTCAACTCAAGGCATTCTACGGATATGGCTTTTTTGAAGATGGTGTTAATCCACAAAACGATAGTAGTTTATTACAATCAAACTTAAAGATAGTTAAATATGATGATGCTCCCGCTGTTGTGCCAGTTGACACCTCAACCACAACTAAGGTAACATACGAAAAAGATGGAGTACTTGTATATGACAAAACAATATCAAGTAGTAATGAAAGTGATGAACAAATAGAATACGTTACAAGTGGAATAAATGGCATTGATAGTTTTAAGGAAAGAGTATTAAGTGATAGTGGTACTTTTGAAAATAGTACTTGCTTACAACAGTTTGCAAATGAATTTGTTTTATTTGATTTCGACACAATATACATTGAGGGTTCTAATGGCGTACAGAAAATAACAGTTGACAATGTAGAGGAATGTAAATATCAACCATACAAGGTAACGTTCACAAATAAATTTGGTGCATATCAAGACTTGTGGTTTTTCAAAAGAACAAATGAAACGCTACAAACTAAAAAGGAAACGTTTAAAAGAAACAACGTTGTAAATGGTAGCTACTCTATTAACCAACACCAAACAAAGGTATTAACAAAACAAGGTACTGAAAGTTTAGTGCTTAACACCGGTTATTATCCTGAAACATACAATGAGGTATTTAAGCAAATGCAATTAAGTGAGGATTGTTGGATAGAGATTAATAGTCAAACATTACCTATAAATATTAGTAGCTCATCATTAGCGTATAAAACACACTTAAACGACAAGCTAATAAACTACACAATACAAATTGATTTTGCCTTTGACACTATAAACAACATACGATAGATGCAAATTATTGAACTATACATAGAAGACCAAAAGGTCGATTTATTCAAAGACGAAAGCGTATCTATAACGGATAGCATACAGAATGTTAGAGACATTAGTAAGATATTCACAGCGTTTTCACAACAGTTCAATCTACCTGCTTCTAAGACAAACAATAAGATATTTAAACACTATTATAATTTTGAAATAGATAATGGATTTGATGCGCGTTTTAAAGCTAATGCAGTTATCAAGCTAAATGGTGTTGACTATAAAAAAGGTAAGATACGATTAAGTAGTGTTGATTTAAAAAACAATGCACCATATTCATATAAGATTATATTCTTTGGTAACACAATAGAACTTAAAGAAGTTTTAGCGGAGGATGAATTGGATGATTTAGAATTTGATGAAACATTGAACTTTGCTTACAATTCAACTAACATACAAGCTATGCTGGAAACGACTACTGATGATGATTTAGTAGTGCCACTTATAACGCATAGTAAAAGGTATCAAATACAAAATAACCATTATAGGGATTTAACCAATAACGATATTACATTTATTGAATTAAAACCTGCATTAAAGGTTAAGAAGATAATTGAAGCGATTGAGAACACATATCCTGAAATAACGTTTAGTAATGATTTCTTTAATAGAGAGGAATTTAACAAGTTATATATGTGGCTACATAGAAACGAGGGCTACATATCAAACTCCGATGAAGGTGGTGGTATATACACCATAAGCAATAGGTTTCATAGAACTACAACATCAAGTCCAAGTTGGAATTTATCAAGTGGCACAGAATTACGCCCATTAAACGCTAACAATCCTAACATAGAATATGAGATATCTCTAAACGTTAATGCTTTAGGAAACACAGACCCATACACAGTTATATTTAGACGAACTGGTGGGGCTATATTATTTCAAAGTTCTGAAAATACTGGAAATGGTGTTTATGCTATTACGCTTGGTGCTGATAACACAGGTACTCACGATATTGAAATAGTGATACAAAGTGAGAATACATTTAACATAACACAAACGCTTAGCGTTACTAAACTTGAATTTGAAGATTTTGACGGAGGTTTTGAAACTATTACAACCGCAACTTATACAGCCGATAGTGATAGTATAACAAACGAATTTGTGGTAGGTAGGCAAATGCCTAAGATGAAAGTTTATGACTTTCTAATCAACCTATTTAAAATGTTTAACTTAACAGTTTATAAGGACGGTGATATTTTAAGAGTTGAAACATTAAACGACTTTTATAACTCGGGTGGCTCTTATGATATAACTGAATATGTTGATGTAAACACTAGTAATATTGGTAAACTATTACAGTTTAAAAATATGAAGTTTAGATATAAAAGCAAAAAGACCGTTATTGTATCTAAGTTTGACGAAATACAAGGTGTTAAGTTTTCAGAGGAAAGCTATGGTAATGATAGTTGGGATGGTGGAACTTATAATGTTGAGGTTGACTTTGAAAAAATGATGTATGAACGTTTATCAAATGGAACTGCATTAACTCCTGTTTGTCAAGGCACTTTCTTGGATACTAAACTCGAACCAACAATAGGAAAGCCTTTATTATTGTATTGTATTCCAACAGACCCAGATAACTACATTGATTTTCACAATGGTGGTACTAGTACACTAACTAGTTATATGCGACCAAGCCAAGTATTAAACGATAACACGGGGAACACAAGTCTTAATTTTGGTTTAGAAATGGACGAGTACTTATTGGAAACGTATGGCACTAATTTATATGCTAATTATTATAATTCTTACATTGAAGGTATATTTAATAAACGAGCTAGAAAGTTTAATATAAGTGCTTATTTGCCCTTACAAATTATATTGAATTATAATCTAAACGATAGCTTTATTATTAATGGGAATTCATATAGAATAAACACTATAAAGACAAATCTATTAACAAACAAAACAGATTTAGAATTATATAACGACACTATAACGGTTGAGGAATTACAACAAAGAGTTAATCCTAAAGGAGAGAAAACATCTGATATATTCGTTGTTTCTAAAACTACAAATAGCATCTCAATAACTTGGGCTGCTGTTACAGGCGCAACTGCATATAGTATATATTTGGATGATGTATTTGTAATTGGATTAATTGGTGGTGTTACAAGCTACACATACACTGGGTTGAATCCTAGTACAACTTACAAGCTTGGGGTAAGAACTGAGTTCACATCTTATTTCTCGCCTACTAAAGAAAAATTTGAAACAACGTTATGATAAAATTAATACTTGATTGTTTGAAATACGCAAACGGAGAAACAGAAACTATCCGTATAGCACAGGGTAAACATAAACTACCTACAACACTAAAAGAAAGTTATAAAGCACTTAAACAAGAGATAAAATGGCAATAGAAAAAACAATAAATATTGATGTTAATGAAAAAGATGCCGAAAAAGGCTTTGGAGCATTAGCTGATGCTATTAATAAACTAAATAGTACGTTTCAAAATTTTCAAAAAGATACTGAGGATGGTTTAGATGATATAAAAGACAGTGCTGAAAAATCTTCTAAAGGGATTTCTAAGATTGGAAAAACATTAAAGAACATTGGTTCTGGTGCTGGTGTTTTTCTTGTATTAAATAAAGCGTTTGAAATTTTTAAAGAAATAGGTGAAAAAAACCAAAGAGTGTTAGATGCATTTAATACTTCATTTGAGGTTTTAAGTATTGCATTCAATGACTTTTTTAATTTTGTATTTGATAATGCTGGAGGTGTAGTTGATTTTTTCAAAGGTATATTTGAAAACCCAGTAGAAAGCATAAAGGGCTTTGGTCAAGCTATTAAAGAAAACATTATTGAAAGGATTAAAAGTTCCTTAGAAGTGCTTGGATTTTTAGCTAGTGCAGTTAAAAAGGTATTTACTGGAGATTTCAAAGGTGCTTTGGAAGATGTTAAAAGTGCAGGTACAGAATTTGTTGACACTATTACTGGTGTTGACAACTCTGTTGAAAAGGCTAAGGAGATAATAAGTAAAACAACTGATGCTATTGTTAAATATGGAAAGGAGACTATAAAGTCTGCTCAAGACAATATAGAACTTGGTAAAGCTGCAGAATTAGCTGCTGTTAAAAATCAAGGTTTAATTGAAAAATACGATAGACAAGCAGAATTACAACGTCAAATTAGAGATGACGAAAGTAAATCAATAGCAGAAAGAATAGAAGCTAACAAAGAACTTGCTAGAATATTAGACCTACAAGAGGAAAAAATGTTGGCAAATGCAGCTATTCAGGTTGCTGCAGCTAAAGCAGAGTTAGATAAAAATGAAGAAAGTATTGAACTGCAAAAAGCGTATCAAGAGGCTTTAAATGAACAAGCTGGTGTTGAAGCTCAAATAGCAGGTTTTCGTTCTGAACAATTAACTAATATTAATTCATTAGAAAGAGAACAAATAGATATAAAAAATGAGTTAGCTTTAATTGGAAAAAGTCAAAGGGAAATTGAGCTTATAGAATTGCAACAGCAATATGATGCTAAAAAGGCGTTAATAGAAAAGGAAGTAACAGATGAAACCGAAAAAGCTCGTTTAATATCAGCGTTAAATATACAATATGCTGAACAAACAGCGGAAGCGGAAGTTGGATGGGCAGCTTATACACAGGAGGAAAAACTCGGACTTTTAAAAAAGGGTATGAGTGAATTAACCGCTGGTTTCGGAGAACAATCGGCAGTAGGTAAAGCGGCAGCAGTAGCAAATGCAACAATATCTACTTATGAATCAGCTGTAAGTTCTTATAACTCTTTAGCTGGAATACCTTATGTTGGTCCAATTTTAGGGGCAGCAGCAGCCGCAGCAGCGATAAATTCAGGTAAGCAAACAATATCAAAAATACTATCAACCAAAACACCTGGTAATAAAGGAGTGAGTGGAGGACCTTCTATTAGTGGTGGTGTACCACAAACAGAATCACAAGCCCCAAGTTTCAATGTTATTGGTGCAACAGGTACAAGTCAACTAGCAGATGCAATAGGTGGTCAAACACAAGAGCCAGTTAAAGCTTATGTAGTATCAAATGACGTTACCTCTGCACAATCATTAGATAGAAATATTGTTGAGGAAGCATCTATATAAAATACAAAATATTTAAAAACTAGTTATATATTATTATGAGAATAGTCGAACTAATATTAGACGAAGAACAAGAAATAGGTATAGAAGCAATTAGCGTTGTAGAAAGCCCAGCAATAGAAGAAGATTTTATTGCACTTAAAACACAAGAGTTTAAACTTGCAGAGGTTGACAAAGAGAAAAGAATCCTTATGGGTGCTTTACTTATACCAAACAAGCCCATATATAGACGCAATGGCGAAGATGAGTATTATATATACTTCTCAAAAGATACTGTCTTAAAAGCCTCTCAAATGTATTTGATGCAGGGTAAACAAAACAACTCAACATTAGAACACCAATACGACATTAACGGACTTAGCCTTGTAGAATCTTGGATTGTAGAAGATAAGGTACACGACAAGTCTGTAAAATATGGAATGGATTTACCAGTTGGTACTTGGATGGGTACGGTTAAGGTAAATAACGAAACTATATGGAATGAGTTTGTTAAGACAGGCAAGGTTAAAGGTTTTTCAATAGAGGGTTACTTCGCTGATAAAATGGAACGTCCTAAGGAAAAAATAAATGATTTTAGTTCAGACCAACTATTAAAAGAAATAGACCAAGACGAGGCTGAATATTTGCTTAGTGAAGTTAGGGCAATTATCAAAAATGATAAACGTGTAAAGGGTGGTAAGAAAATGATATTAGAGAGCTACACCGATTACCCTGATGCGGTGAAAAACAATGCTAAGCGTGGATTAGAGCTTAACAAGAAGGTAGATAATAAATGTGCTACACAAGTTGGTAAAGTTCGTGCAACACAACTAGCACAAGGGAAACCAATTAGCGTAGAAACAATAAAACGTATGTATTCTTATTTGTCAAGAGCAGAGGAATACTATGATGAAAGCGACACGACTGCTTGTGGTACTATCTCTTATTTACTATGGGGTGGTAAAGCAGGTTTACGTTGGGCGTTAAGCAAACTAAAAGAGTTGGACTTAATAGACCTTAAAGCACCTTGTACTGATGGATATGAGCAATACGGTATGAAAATGAAAAACGGAAAACTAGTACCTAACTGTATTCCTATAAAATAATGAAAAAGCTATTTAGATTTATTACGCCAAGTAGAACAAGTCCAAAAGGAGGACGAAGAGGTTGCTTATGCAAAGATAATACTTATAAAATAAAGTGTTGTGATGGAAGTTTACACGCACAGGGAGTAGGAAAAACATCTTAAAAATACAAAATTAATTTTTAACCATTATATATTAATATGAACACGAACGATATGATTAGTAAAATCAAAGATGTTCTTAATCTTAGCGAGGACGTTAAGCTTGAGCAACAAAAGTTAGAAAACGGCACTGTATTAGAAGCAGATGCATTTGAAAGTGGCAACGAAGTTTTTATCGTTACCGAAGACGAGAAAGTAGCTGTACCAGTTGGAGAGTATGAACTTGAAGATGGTCGTTTACTTGTAATAGCAGAAGAAGGTCTTATTTCAGAAGTTAAAGAAGCAGGAGAAGAAGTAGAAGAAGAAACACCTGCCGAAGAAGAAGAAGTGGAAGCATCAGAAGATGTAGCACTTGAAGAAGAAAAAGAAGAAGAACTTGGATATGCTACTAAAGAGGAACTAGCGGAGGTAAAAGAAATGATTGAAGAAATCAAAGCAATGCTAGAACCAAAAGAAGATTTAAGTGCTGATGATTTAGGCAACTTAATGACAGAGGAATTAGCTAAACACGAAAGAACAGAGCTTAGCGAAGTGCCACAAGAGGTACAAGCGGAACTTAACGAACCGGCTGCCGAGCCAATTCAAGCTAATCCAGAATCAAAACAA